ATTCAACGGCTTCCACGGTGGTGGCGGCCGGGTCAGGCGGATCTGTCGGGGCAGCAACACATTACCATAATGTCAGTTTTTCAACAGGCAGTTCGGGCAGCCATGGCCATTCTGTTGGGGATTCGGGAAGTGCAAACCACCTCCCCCCCCATACGAAAATGTACTTCATCATCAGGCTGTCGTAGGAGGAAAGATGGGATTAAAGATATCAGAATTGAACCAACTGTTGGAGACACCCGCGAGCGGAGACGAGCTGGTGGTCAATGATGCAAGCGAGCCGGTGGTGGCCAACAAGACGAAGCGCGTACCGTATAGTTATATCGTGCCGGCAACCACCACTCCCACGGCGGACAAGATCCCGCTGGCGGATGGGAGTGGGAAGATCTCCCAGAAATGGATCACGGATTTCAAGAACTTGTGGGTTGGCGGATGGAGGCCATGCCTGACGAATGGTTGTGCTGCTGCAGCACAACTGGAGATGGGGACGAACAAGAATGTGGTTGATTATGTGGCATTCGATAAGGATGCGATCGAATATGCCTATGTCAACGTTCCCATGCCATTGGATTATGACGGTGGGGTGATCACAGCCAAGTTTTACTGGCTACATCCGGCTGCAACCGCATTCAAAGTGAGCTGGGGCCTGCAGGGAATAGCCATCACAGACGGTGACGCGCTTGACGTTGCCCAGGGGACAGCGATATATGCAAACGACGAGGGTGGAACGACAAGTGACCTGTACATCAGCCCGGATACCGCAGATATTACGATCGGTGGGACCCCGGCAGCTGGAAAGTTAATTCAATTCAGGGTGAGCAGAAAAGCGGACGATGCAACCAATGATACCCTGGACGTGGACGCTTATCTCTTGGGTGTGCTGATCAAGTATGGAGTTGCGTAATGGCGATAGTCACTGTTCAGCCTCCTATTTTAGATACTTCCATTGTACAGAATGCGCCGACAGATGCTTCTTATGGAACATCAGCTGTTTTGTGGGCAAACGGATACACAGCAACCTATGTTCTTGGATTGCTTATCAAGTTTGATTTGTCGCGCGTCCCGTCCATCAACAATCTAATCTCAGCCACACTGAGCCTGTATTGCTCAGTATTTGCCGATGATATTCATGTTGATTGCTACCGAGTTTTGAGGGCATGGGATGAAACAGCAACCTGGAATGTGTACACTACTGGCAACAACTGGGGCACGGCTGGCTGTAACAACACATCGACCGATCGAAGCTCAACATCAATGGGTGATACCCATTTGACTGGTACTGGCTGGTTTAATTATCCACTTAATATGACTGAATTTGGTTTACTGCTGGCGTCAAATAACGGTGTAATGCTGAGAGGATCTGATACAGGTGGAGAAAGCCGGTTTCATGCGCGGGAGTATGCGGTGGATACTACACTGCGACCAAAGTTGACTGTGGTTTACAGAGATACCGGCAACCCGGCAACTTATTTGAGCGATTATGGAGTGATATGAACATAAACGACCTGGCAATGGGAATTGATCTGAGCAGATTTAATACTTCTGCTGACGGAAAGAAAAAAGTTGACTTTGACGTGATCAAAGCGAGCACAGACCCGATAGTGAGGTTCGTGGCGATGAGGTCGGGTATCTCTTGGGGATATACGGACGCCTGGTTCCAATTCTACTTCCAGGAGTGCGGGAGGGTGGGTCTTCCACGCGCTCCGTATCACGTCGTTTATTTTGGAGAAAGCGCACAGTCGCAAATGGATCACTTCTTCAGGATCCTGGGCGCGGAGCACAACCCGGTGCATGACAGGCTGGTGATCGACCTGGAAGTGGCAGGCGGTAATTCGCGCCTGCAGTGCACGGATACCACGCTGCAGTGCATGCAGATCATCAAGAGCCGGACTGGCAGGACCCCGGTATGTTACTCGCGGGCAAGCTGGGTGAACGAGCATCTGTTCGCGAGCTGGTTCCCTGCTGAGACGGATTGGTGGCTGGCACAGTACCGGTGGAGATTGCCCTGGCCACTGTACACTCCGGAATATAACCCACCCCCGACACTGCCGAAGGGCGTCGGGCGGTGGCTGGTGCACCAGACGGCGGAGTATCAGAGAAGCATCGGCGCTCCAGGACGATATTACATGGACTGGAACCGCTGGAATGGCGGTGCGGGTGACGTGCTGAAGTATTTCGGCTATGATGGCGAAGTGACGCCGGAGCTTGAGCCTGAGCCGGATGATGTGCTGTTCTCGGTGCGCTTCAAAGCGTATGCGCTGTATTTGAGGAAGACTCCGGTGAACGGGAAGATCGTTGGTGCGATCATGCGCGGAGAGCCGGCGGACAATGTGCACCAGGTGTTTGAGGTGGATGGTGCAAGCGGATGGTATCGGATGAGCGAGGGGTGGTGCTCAGGGAATGCAGTTTATTGGGAGAGAGTTTAATAAATGGCAACAAGAACATTCACCAACGGTGGAGTAAATAACCTTTGGAGTACAGCAGGAAACTGGGATACCCCACCGGTAGACAATGACACGGTTGTAATTGCGGCAGGTCAAACCTGTGAATATGATGCCGATTGGTCGAGTGCGGTCACTTATCCGAACGGTATCAATGGGATGACAATCACAGGCACTTTGAAAATCAGCAAGACGGTTTCAAGTTACATGAAGATGAAAGCAGCGACTATAATCGCAGGCGCAGGTATTTTCAATATCGGTGAGAGTGGGGTTGGTAACAATATTCCGTTTGCAGTCAAGTTCACTTTGACTGGTGGGGCAGGATGGAAAGTGAACGGTTCAAGCGGACTTCGTATTACTTGCTATGCGGCAGAGCCGACCATAAAATATATCAATACCACTGGATTAGAAGCGATTGGTGCTACTGTCTTAGAAGTAGGAACGAATGTGACAGGTGACTATTGGTCGGATGGTGATATAGTTCTTATCGTACAAAAGGCAAGAGGCGGCACTTTTACTTCCTATGAAAAGCGAGTAATTGCGGCAGGTGGTATTGCGGCAGGAAGTATCACTATAACCGTTGGTCTAACTGCGGCAAAAGAAGCGGATACTTACATAGTCCTTATATCGAGAAATGTAGTCATTGATGCTTCGGCAGGTGCAACCGAAACATTTTACAACTTGGCACATGCTGGCGATTTGGTGATTGCAGGTGGATTATGGAAATGCAATCCAACAAATAACTACAACACTTTTTCAACTGCGAACAATGCGGTATTTACTGGTGGTGTAATTTATGAAGGGTTCATTCAATTCGATAATGCAAACTATTCTTCTTTTACCAATGTAGTGTTTGCTTCGGCTGTCAGTAAACCGTTTAGTGGTGGCACTTTTGATACCATTACTAATTGCCTATGTTTTGGAAACGGATATTCTTCTTTACAGTTAAGTACTGATTGCACTTTGACAGGGAATCTTGTTGTCGGTAGTCAATACGGAATTTGGGCTTCTGTGGCATTGATAACTAATTGTACGGTCATAAATGCAAGCATTATTGGAATCATAAACTGCAACAATGCAACAATAGTAGATTGTACGGTAATGAACAATGCGACAGGATTTGCACAAAACTATTTATCAGTTATCAAAAACTTGACACTTATCGGCAACACGGCAGGCATAATCTTGTGCTATGGTTCGAAATTCTTCAATGTAACTATGGGAACGATTGGCACTGCGCCTACTTCTTACAACGGTCTTTTATATGACACTATGGAGTCTTTTGATGACGGTGGAGTGGCAGGCGGTTATCAAGCATTCATTTTCGGTGGTAATACTATACTTCAGAATTCGATATTACCAGTCGGGTATGTTTATGGCTTTACGACCACTTTGCTAAGTGCATCTTGGTCAGGATATTTCAAACGGAATGTAACCGTACCAGCAGGCAAGAGCGTGACAATAGACGTGGCACTTCGTAAGAGTGCAAGCATGACATATCTACCGAGAATTTATCTTGCTTTGTTTGGTAGCAATCCTGATTTCATTACACCAGTAGATTCATTCACCATGACCAACAGTATAGATACATGGGAAACGGATTCGTTCACAATCGACAACTCGTTAGGAACAAAAGACCTATTTTATACGCTTTGGTTTGTTGGCAAGAATGCAAGCGGTAATTTCAATTCAGCATATAAACTTAACATGGGTGGTGGCGGTTCAGTAAAGATACTTCCAGTATCAGGGAGCGTAGGATTATGACAGTAAAATCAGGGCAAGTTTGGGCAGGAGTGTTCCCGACCGTTGATGCTACTGGTGCATTATCGGCAGGAACGCCGGCAGGTGTACTTTATGTGGATGGCGTGGCTGATGCTTCGGTGGTAACCATCACAGGTGCAAACCCTTATAAGTTCTCGGTGACACTTCCTGCATTGACAGCGGGGCAGAGAGTTCAGATGTATATCACTGCCACGATTGCAGGAATAGCAACAGCAGGGGTTGTCGCAAGTGAGCAAGCGGATACAGCGCTGGTGAGTGACATTGATATTTCAGGAGTTCCCGATGCGGTTCTTGATGAGGTTGTTGTCGGCACTTATACAATGCGTCAGATCCTGAAGTTGCTGGCGGCCAAGATGCACGGAAAGGCTTCAGGCGGAGGAACAACGACCATCAAGTATACCGGGCTGGATGCCACTCCGGATGTGATCGTCGAGACGGTTGATACTAATGGTAACCGAAGCAACGTGGCTTTGACGGTGTAAAATGTCGCAACCTACTGGAGATACATTTCCGGCATACAGCTTCCCGCTCTACACATTTCCAACTTTTACATGGCCGGGAATTATAGGGTTTGACCACGCCGAAGTATTCCGGGCGAATGTAATATTAAATCGGTCTATCAGTAGGGCAACCGTGCTCAACCAGGCAGTCCAGGAAGACGTGATCCTGAATCGTTCAGTACCGAGCACATACGAAGAATTGGAGGAAGTATGACAGATACAGTTATTCACCTGGGTGATGTTGGGACGATCTTCGAGCTGACGATCGTTGAGAATGACGGGGTGACCGCGGTCAACGTTTCAAGCGCGTCGGTGAAGAAGATCTATTTCATGGATGCAGCCGGCGTGAAAAAGAATGCAACGGCCGTTTTTACGACCAATGGATCCGATGGGAAGATCCGGTATACGAGCGTGGCCGGATTCATCAACTCGCTTGGCATGTGGTCGATGCAGGGGTACGTGGAGATCGGGACCGCGAAGTATTATTCTGAGAAGACCGGGTTCAAGGTCAACAGCGTGATATCGTAGAATATTGGTATATGACAAGCACATGGCGTGATGTAGTAGAAGTGTTACCTGCGAGGTTGGCAGGGTGAGCTCAGGCCAATAAACCATGTGACGGCAACCAATACCAGGTTACAGCTCTACACCAACCGAGTGGGTTGGAGGTGGAGCTGTTCGCTTTTAATAAAATAGATAGAATCGATGTATACTTTATTTAAGAAAGAAACAAACAAAAGAGGGCTCATGAACACACTTTATTACGGGGACAACCTCGAAATATTGCGCAACAGGATCGCGGATAACAGTATCGACCTGTGTTACATCGACCCGCCATTCAATTCAAAGCGCAATTACTTCCAGATCTACAACAACATCGGGGGTGAGCAGGACAAAGCCCAGGCGCAGGCATTCATCGACACCTGGCAATGGGATGACATGGCGATCGAAGGGCATGCGCAGATCCTGGCTAATTTTGAGGGGAGGTTCAGCCGGCAGTCGATCGAGCTGATCAAAGGGTTGGAGCTTATCCTGGGGAAGGGTGACCTACTGGCTTACCTGGTGCACATGACCCTGCGCATTACCGAGATTTTCCGGGTGTTGAAACCAACCGGGAGCTTTTATTTACACTGCGATCCGACAGCGAGTCATTACTTGAAAATCATCCTGGATGCAATATTTTGCAGTCAGGGGGGTGATTTTCGAAATGAAATCATCTGGCATTATGGCCAAAGATTGATGCACAATAAATATAAATTCAATAAAAAACATGACATAGTTTTGTTTTATACAAAGTCAAGAGATCATGTTCTGAACCCTGTCACAGATCCTTGGACCAGGGAGGAAATCTCAAGAAAAAGAGCCAGGAAGATATTGGTTGATGATGATGGTCGGGAGTACATTTGGGATAATAGGGGAATTGATAAAGGATACCCGGTAAAGAAACAATATATCGAAGACATAATTGAAAAAGGAAAAGCCATTGATGATGTTTGGGATATTCCAATCATCGTTTCGACGTCGAGCGAACGAATGGGGTACCCAACCCAGAAACCAGAAGCACTGCTCGAGCGCATTATCCAGGCATCCAGCAATGAGGGAGACTTGGTGCTCGATGCATATTGTGGCTGTGGCACAACCGTGGCGGTGGCTGAGAGACTAAAACGCAGGTGGATCGGGATCGATATCACATACCATTCGATCAGTCTGATCTTGAAACGCCTGGTCGATACATACGGAGATTCGATCCTCAATACCATCACGATCGAGGGGATCCCACGAGACATGTCATCAGCACAGGCCCTGGCCAACCGCGATGACGACCGGGTGCGCAAAGAGTTCGAGAAGTGGGCGGTTCTGACATACACCAACAACCGCGCGGTGATCAACGCCAAGAAGGGTGCAGATAAGGGCATCGATGGGGTGGTGTACTTTGCAATTGCTCCAGGAGAAACAGCGCGCATGGTCCTGCAGGTCAAATCGGGTGGAGCGAATCGTGGGACGATCGCAACATTACATGGGGATATGGAACGCGAACAGGCGGAGCTGGCAGTGCTGATCAGCATGGATGAGCCAACCAGGTCCATGATCGAAGAAGCCAAATCGGTGGGAGTGTATGAACACCGGCTGATGGGGCGGACATATGACCGGATCCGGATTGTCACGGTCCGGGAATTGATTGAAGATTGTGTCCGGATGGATCTGCCATTGAGTTATGACAGCGTGAAAGCAGGAAAGAAAACGGGGAAAGAGAACGGACAGATGAGTATTGGTTTGTAGCTGGGATTGATCGATGATCCGTTTTCATCATTCACAATAGACCAAACAATTAGACAACCTGTTCTACAATGGCACCAGACTCAAAATTTGACTCGTTTTTGGCGTTTTCTGGCGATGTTTGAGTTAGCTACCCACTTCATTACTTTTGAGAGCGAAGGATCTTATCCATGATCGCCGGCGGGCGGTTGCGTTTCATCTTCTCCAGGTGCACGTAATGGCGCGCGGTCTTGGTTGTGGAGAGCCCGAGCTCCTCGGTCAGCACGAACTCGCCGGCACCATCCGCAGCGCGCATGCTCAAGTGGGGGATTTACGTAGGAGGTTGCGATAAGAGCACTTATCATAACCAAGATATAGAATTAACTGTAAGTGTAAATTGTTGATTTAGTCGCGGATACCTCCAATGGATTACTTGTATTTCATGATCATGTATGATAAAATTGTTTTGTTCAGGATTGCAGACAAGTAGTGAACAATCCGCCGCTTATAATCCTGTGATCCTGAACACATCACTACTTGATTATAGGCGGCGGTTTGTTGTAGGGAGTAAGATGGAATTTCACGAAATAGCAGCAATATTTCCACTGATGGCGGAAGCCGAGTTTGACCAATTGAAAGCGGACATAGCGCAAAACGGATTGATTGAACCTGTTTGGACTTATCAAGGCTTGATACTGGATGGCAGGAATAGATACCTGGCTTGCAAAGATTTAGGCGTTGATCCACGGTATCAGGAATATGGCGGTAACGATCCACAATCTTTTGTTATATCCAAGAACTTACACCGCCGGCACCTGAACGAAACACAACGTGCTGTTGTGGCTTCAAAGCTGGCAAACATGCCTAAACATAGACCAGATAACAAGTCGGCAAATTTGCCTACTTATATATCACAGCCTGAAGCAGCAAAGAAACTAAACGTATCAGAGCGCACAGTTAGAAGCGTGAAGCAGGTTGAACGTGAAGCACCTGAATTGATGCCAAAGCTTGAAAGCGGTGAAATGACTGCTGGTGAAGCCTCAAGAATAATCAGGCGGAAAGATAGGATAGAAAGCACACCTGTAATCCCTGATGGAAAATACAATGTTATTTATGCAGACCCACCCTGGAAATACGATTTTGGTTTTGATATTCATGGCGCAGCCGATAGGCACTATCACACCATGTCAATCCAGGAACTGTGTGAGCTTCCGATAATTGATCTAACTGAAGATAACGCGGTTTTGTTTATGTGGGTCACTTCGCCTAAGTTGTTCGATGCGCATAAAATTATTACAGCGTGGGGATTTGAATATAAAACATCGTTTATTTGGGATAAAGTAAAGCACGTTATGGGTCATTATAACAGCGTGCGACATGAGATTTTACTTGTCTGTATTCGTGGTAGTTTCCCAAAGCAATCTAAAACGCTCCACGATAGTGTAATCACCATAGAGCGTTCAGATGAGCATAGCGAAAAGCCTGAATATTTTAGAGGGCTTATTGAAACTATGTATCCGAAATCAAAGAAAATAGAATTGTTTGCGAGGCAAAAAGTTGATGGATGGGAGACGTGGGGAAATGAATTATGACAGAAAAAGAAAAGCAAGAATTCTTTGACTTTGAGCGTTATGCTCAACACATAATTGATAGGTATTACACCTCAAAAAACCATAAAGTGGATAGATCATCGGCTTGCAAGCTATATGATTGCATAATAGACGATACCAGCAAAGTTGAGGAAAAGATAAGACAAGATGAATATAACGACATCCTTGTTGAGTTAATTCAGGACATGGTGAGGAATTCCCCTGGTTGGTTTTTTGAAACTGGGTGCGATTACCTACATTATGTATTTATGAACAATACTGGAATAAGCAGATTTATCAGACTCGATTGGGCTAAATTTAAATCCTGGTGTTTGACAGATTATTTTATTGCGAATAAACATCCGCATTGTATCATAAGCCCGAGGGGATGGGGGTTGACCGTAAACTTTTCTATTCCGATAAAATATATTCCAAAGTCAATAATTAAGACTGACGAAAGACCAGAGGCATTTTAAATGCCGGCAGTAACTAACCTGCATATTCACCTAAATTCCATAAATCTATTATACGACTTTGTAAAAAGACTTGACAATTCCGTAACTCTATGTATAATATTGGTATCTATTACATATCATATACCAGAGGCTTGCGGATGCATTGGCCTCCGGCAGCGGGGAGATTGTTTCCGTTCCATCGGTTCAGCAATGGGAATCCGGAAAACACATTCCACAGAAGTATATCTGGGTCAAACTGGCCCTGAATACAACAGACTGGCGGCGTGACATGGCGCTGGATGTGTTGGCCGTGCTGGATCCGGAATTTCACTCGCAGATCTGCAACATGCTGATGGGCGTGTCTGCATAAATTATCTTGCGATAACTAAAATTATCGGTAGTAAATGATTAACAAGGAGAAATCATGAAACAAAGGAAACACACCCCCAAGAATAGCATCATCCTGGAACTGAAGAAGCGCGGGATCACGATGAAGCGTGCCGAGATGAACGGAGTTCGCGTCTGGAAACTCTCAGACGGGAGCGCATTCGAAAACCTGGCACAGATCGCCATGGTTCACGGCGTATTCAAGAAGGAGTCCAA